GAAGGGAACACAGCAGACATGCATGGGAACACAGCAGACATGCATACCCTTATGCTAGACGGAAAATCAATAACTTATAACAGCAACATATCAGTCATGCATACAACATATCAGTCATGTAAAAAATAAAAAAATTAATAAAAAAATAAAAAACGTACCAGAACAATATATATTAATAAAACCTATTTATTTATAAATATATTATTAAAACTGTTTTATAAAATAATATACCCCAATAAAACTTAAGTAATTTAAACAAAATGACTGAAAATGTTTGTCTGTTTGTTTACCTAAAACCTAAAATAGATTATTATAGATTTTAAATTATCAGAAACTCAATAGAATCAAGCAATTAGAACCATATACAAGCAACTATACACCAAGATTTTTAGGTTTTAGTTGGTTATTTTAGGTTTTAGGTTTTTAGTGTTTGAATAAAAATTTTGTTGCGCTGGTAGTGTTTGAAGATATTTGCATTATGGAGAAAAGGAGGATAGGTTAATGGGACAAAGAGGACCAAAAGCTGGGACACCAAGAGTTGGAGGCAGACAAAAAGGCACACCAAATAAGAAGACAGCAGAACTGCAAGACAGAGTAAAGCAATATATGGCAAAACAAGGTGTAAAAAACTTTGACCCATTGCTAGCACTTGCTGCAATATCACAGGAGACTGGTACACCTTTGAAACTTAAAATTGAAGCATTGAAAGAATTAGCTCAATATTACCATCCTAAAAGGAGAGCAGTCGAGATTAGTGGAGAGCAAACTTTAAATGTTAATGAAAGAGCAGAAAAAGTAAAAGAATTAGATGATTTAATAGAAAAACTAGAATCTGAAAAAACTGGAGATTTAAAAGTGGTCAAATGAAAAATCTGTGAAAAAAATTTGCAACACTAAATATTTGCTAAATAGGTATATTTTCAAAAATAAATTATATTTGACGAAACAAGAAAAAATACTAATATGCTAATATGGTAATATTTTTATGAAAAATTACTTATTAAAACCAATAAAACAAAAGAGAAAGAAATATTAGAAAAGGTAAGAAAATATTAACATGTCTAAAACAAATCTAGATATTTTATCAGAGTTAGAATTAGAAACAAGATTGCTAAGACTTAAATGGGTAGATATGGCTAGACCTAAGCAATTAACGCCAAAAGGTCAATGGGCTATATGGCTAATATTAGCTGGTAGAGGGTGGGGCAAAACTTTAACAGGTGCGCAAGATATGGCTTGGTACGGATTATCCAATCCTGATAGTCGTTTAGCAATAATTGCACCAACTTTTGCAGATGGTCGTGATACTTGTATAGAGGGTGATTCTGGGTTACTATCAATCTTGAACGAGAAAGTAATAGCTAATTACAATCGTTCTTTGGGTGAGTTAGTTTTACATAATGGAACAAGATATAAAACCTTCAGCTCTGATACTCCAGAGAGACTTCGTGGACCACAACACCATAGGGCTTGGTGTGATGAGCTTGGTTCTTGGAAATATACAGAAACATGGGACCAAATGATGTTTGGTTTAAGGCTGGGTGATAATCCTAAAGTTATAGTAACAACAACCCCAAAACCAATACCTTTAGTCAAAGAATTAGCAAAAAGAGGAGATATACACATAACTACAGGAAATACTTTTGAAAATGAGGAAAATCTTGCAGATTCAGCATTATCACAATTTAAAGAAAAGTATGAAGGTACAAGATTAGGTCGTCAAGAACTTTATGCAGAAATATTGGAAGATTTAGCAGGAAGTCTATGGAATCGTGAGATGATTGAGAATGCAATGATAAAATATAATGACAAGCTACCAGATTTTAAAAGAGTAGTTGTAGCCATTGACCCAGCTGTTACTTCAAATAAAAATAGTGATGAAACAGGAATAGTAGTTTGTGCCTCTGACCATAAAGGGCAATATTACATTTTAAGTGATATAACAGGGAAATACACTCCTGATGAGTGGGCAAAAAAGGCAATACAAGCATATGAAAGTTTTGGTGCAGATAAAATAATAGCTGAAGTTAATAATGGTGGAGATTTAGTTCAAAAAGTCATAAGGACAGTAGACCCAGATGTTTCTTACAAATCAGTAAGAGCAACTAGAGGGAAATTAGTAAGAGCTGAACCAATTGCTGCACTTTATGAGCAAAAAAGAGTTAAGCATGTAAATAGATTTACTTTACTAGAAGACCAAATGTGTAGTTATAATCCAGAAATAACTAGCAACTCTCCTGATAGACTTGATGCTTTAGTTTGGGGATTAACTGAATTAAGTATGCGCACAGGAACAGCAAACTGGAGAATATCTTGATAAATCTTAAAACGCCAAAAGAAAGAATAAAAGAGTGGCAAACACAAAATAACATGAGAGCAGGTTTTGAAGTAAAGTTAGCTAGTGCTGTAAATAAAGAAATAAATCGTGTAGCCAAACAAGTTTCAGTATCTTTTATAACAGCAGGCAAGGATTCAATAGGCATACATACAAGAGAACATTACTCTAAAATAAGAAATATAGTATTTACACACTGGAGAGCAGTAACAACAGTATTTAGAGATAGAACATTATCCATGTTGAGAACAGTAGTTTCTGCAGAAAGAAAAGAGTATGAAGATGAGTTTGATAGACTTTTTGATGAATTTTTGTTTACTTTTGGTGCAGAAAAGGTTAATAATATAAGTGCAAAGACAATGGCTGACATTATTACAGCTATTGAAAGTGCCAGACTTGATGAATTAGATGTTTATCAAACTGCAAAGAGAATTACAGAACTCACTGCAATCAGCTCTTTGACTAGGGCTGTTTTGATAGCAAGAACAGAAACACATCAGGCTGCAAATTACGCAAATTTTACTAGTCTTGACGTAGTTAATATTCCGAATATCAAAAAACAGTGGGTTGCTATAAACGATGCAAGGACAAGGGATGACCATTCCATCGCAGATGGTCAGGAGGTTGCCAAGGATGGAAAGTTTATAGTGGGTGGAGCAGAGCTGATGCATCCTGGAGACCCAGCTGGTCCACCAGAGCAGGTTATAAATTGCAGGTGTACTTTCGTTGTGAATGTACCTGAACCAGACTTTGGAGGAGATGAATGACAGAAGAAAAAGCAAAAGTAGGAAAAGATGAATATGATAATCCTGGAGAAGCAGGAGCAAGAGCAAAAGAAATAGGTTGCACAGGAATACACTCACACAACACACCAAAAGGTAAAATATTTATGCCATGTAAGAATCACGATGATTACATGAACGCAATAGCAAAAAATAAAAACAAAGAAGAGGATTTACAAGACTTTGAAGATTTAACAAATCCAGAGTTGTTTGATGATTCTATAAATGTCAAAGGTCAAAGACAAGTATTTGAATGTGAAGTAAAAGCAACAAGTGAGCAAGAGGGAACTTTTGAAGGATATGCTTCTACTTTTAACAATATAGACAAAGGAAATGATATTGTTGTATCAGGTGCATTTAGAAAAAGTCTACGCAGAAGACCATATCAAAAGGTTAAATTATTATATCAACATAGAACAGATGAACCAATAGGAGTCTTTGAGAGTATGAAAGAAGATGAGAATGGTTTATTTGTTAAAGGTAGATTAGCAATGGGCACACAAAAAGGAAGAGAATCGTATGAACTTCTAAAAATGGGTGCATTAGATGCTATGTCAATAGGTTTTAAAGCAGACCCAAAAATGCAATCTTATGACGAAAGACGCAGAAGAAGGTATTTGAAGGAGATTGATTTAATGGAAGTATCCCTTGTGACTTTTCCTATGAATGATAAAGCTATTATTCATCAGGTAAAAGGAACGGACAGAACTATTCGTGAATGGGAGGATTTACTGCGAGATGCTGGAGATTTATCACGAGTAGATGCCAAGATAGGTGCAAAGGCACTTATTACAGCTCTGGAACAACGAGAGGTTGAAGACGACTATGGCGATGTCATCGAGAAAATAAAGAAAGTTAAACAATTAATTAAAGGAGATAGTAATGACTGATATTTCAGAAGTAAAAGATGCTGTCTCAAGTCTTGGAACAACTTTTGAAGAGTTTAAAAAGACTAACGATGAGCGTCTAGCTCAGATTGAATCAGATGGTCATGCTGACCCATTGGTTGAGGAAAAACTTGGAAGAATTGAAAAAGATTTAGACAAGATTGAAGAAATCAACCAAGCAGTCACAAAAGGTCATATGGCTCAAGAAGAGCAAAAGGAAAAACTAGCTCAACTGGAAAAAGCAATCAACAGACCAACATCAAGTAAAGACGAGAGCAATGCTCAAGATGAGCAAAAAAGGGCTTTCGATAATTACTTGCGTAAAGGTAAAGATGCTTGTGACCCAGAAGAGTTAAAAGTTTTGACTGCTTCAACTGACACAGCTGGAGGATATTTGGCTCCACCAGAGTATGTCCGTGAACTTACCAAAACTATATTAGAAATTTCACCAATTAGAAGTATAGCAAGAGTTAGAACAACTACTAACAGGTCTGTACAAATACCAGAAAGGACTGGTTCCTTCTCAGCAGTTTTCGTTGCTGAACAAGGCACTCGTTCTGAAACAACTGGTTATGCTACAGGAATGAGAGAAATTCCAACTCATGAACTATATGCTTTAGTAGATATTTCAGAGCAAGAACTTGAAGACTCAGTTTTCAATATGGAGCAAGAAATGTCACTAGAATTTGGTGAACAATTCGCAAAAGCTGAAGGAACTTCATTTGTAAGTGGAAATGCTGTAGGTAAACCAGAAGGATTCTTAACCAACTCAGAAGTTGGTACAGTTAATTCTGGCTCTGGCACAACACTAACAGCTGATGGTCTTATCAGTTTGTACCACGAACCAAAAGCAGAATATGCAGCAAATGGAACATTTGTATTTTCTAGAAGCACTCTAGCAGTGATTAGAAAACTTAAAACATCTAGCAATGACTATGTTTTCCAAGCAGGAAATCAATTAGCAGGTGGTATGGTTTCTACTATTCTAGGAGCACCATATGTTCAAGCAACAGATATGCCTGCAGTTGGAAGTAGTGCAAAACCAGTCGCTTTTGGCGATTTTAGAAGAGGTTACATGATTGTTGATAGAGTAAACTTGGCTATCTTAAGAGACCCATTCACTCAAGCAACATCAGGTAATGTTCGCTATATCGCTAGAAAAAGAATTGGTGGACAGGTAATTTTACCAGAAGCAATTAAAACTCAAACAGTAAGTGCATAAGGAGATTAACAATGGAAGATTTAAAAAATAATATCGGAGTTGTTCAATCACTAGCACCAGCTGCAAGAGATGCAGATGCTAATGGCACAGGAGTAGATTTACAAGGTTTTGAATCTGCTACTATTGTTATTGACATGGGTGCTGAAGGAATAACTCTTTCAACAACAAATAAGATAGAGATTGAATTAGAACATTCTGATGACGATGCTACTTATACTGATGTCACATCAAGCAGTGATGTAATCGGTGCAACACCAGATTCAAATGGAGTAATAGCTACATTTGATGCTAATGGGGAAGCACCTGCGATTGCTGCAGTTGGATACATCGGTGGTAAGAGATACATCAGAGCAGTTGCTAACTTCTCTGGAACACATGGTACTGCGACACCTCTCGCTGTTTCTATTATTAAGGGACATGCAAGAAAAAATCCTGTATCATAGTTTGTAAAAAATAGCGATTGGGACAAATGTCCCAATCGCACTAAATTGGAGTGATAATGGAAATAAAAATGTTAGTTAGTTGTAATGGTTCTGCTAATCCTGAAGGAAGTGTATCTATGGTATATAAAAAAGATGAGATATATCATATGAATGCAGATTGGCAACAAAAATTAGCTAATTCCTTAATACAGGATAACTTAGCTATGGAAGTAAAATCTGATGACATGGAAGTGAAAGCTGAAGTGAAAAAAGAAAAACCAAAAGCAACTAAGAAAACTAAAACTAAAAAATAAATGAGTAGTGCAGGATTACATAATTTTATCTGTGACCAAGGAGCAACTTTCCTTAAAACAATAACATTCTTTGCTAGTGATGGTACAACAGCAATAGACTTAACAGGTTATGCTTGCAGAATGAAAATTAAGGAAGAGTATGGTGGTACAGTTATAAAAAGTTTGACTAACAGTAGTGGTATGACTATTGGTGGTGGAGCAGGTAATCCAACTAATGGAGAAATAGACATAACCATAAGTGCAACTGACACAACTAATTTTTCAGCACCACAGACAGCAGTTTATGATATTGAAATAATTAGCAGTGGTGGTATTGTACATAGAATTTTACAAGGTAAATTTATTGTAAACCCAGAGGTAACAGATTAATGGCAAATCAAAGAAACACAGTACAAGTAACTGATGCTGGTGTAGTCAAAGTAGTTTCTGTTGGAATACAAGGACCAGCAGGAAGCAGTGCCTTTCTTGGTGCTCCAATAGACCAAGATGCTACTGCTTCAGGTAATGAGATATTGCAATACAAAGCTACACCAGATGAATGGCAAGGTGTAACATCATTAGATGGTATAACTATTGATGCAGGCACTTATTAATTAATATTAGGAGATAGTTAGAGATGGCAAACACAATTAAGATAAAAAGAAACACAGGCTCTACTGCACCAACTACATCTAATATATCACAAGGTGAATTAGCGATATCAGAATCTAATAAAATTCTTTTCTATCGTGATGCTAGTGATAACATATTAAAAATAGGTGGTGAGGGTGCATTTTTAAGGTCTGATGAATCTGATACTATAAATGGTAATTTAACAGTAACAGGAAACTTAACAGTTTCAGGAGATTCAGTAACACAAAATGTTGCAACAATGTCTGTTGAAGACCCAATTATAGAATTAGCAAATGGTAACACTTCTTCAGATTCTGTGGATATAGGTCTTTATGGAACTTATGATACAAGTGGTTCACAAGATTTATTTACAGGATTTTTTAGAGATGCTAGTGATGCAAAATGGAAATTATTTAAAGACTCACAAACAGAACCAACTACAACTGTAAACACAAGTGCAACAGGATATAGTGTAGCAACATTAGTAGCAAACATTGAAGGAAACTTAGCTGGTTCTCCTACAATAACTGCAGCAACTGTTGCAACATCATTAGATATGAATGGTACTGAATTAATTTTAGATGCAGATGCAGATTCATCTATAACAGCTGATACAGATGACCAAATAGATATTAAGGTTGCAGGTGCAGACCAACTTTCAATATTAGATGGTAGTATACAACCAGCAGTAGATGATGATGTTGATTTAGGTGCTTCAGGTAAAAAATTTAAAGACTTATTTATAGATGGTACAGCACATTTGGATGCAGGTAATGTAAATGGCTCAGCAATTTTAAATATTGGTGATGCACAAACAGTAACAGGTGTAAAAACTTTAACTGTACCTATACTTGCTGATAATACCGATGCTACTAAAAAAGCAACTTTTGCAATGAGTGGTATAAGTGGAAGTACAACTAGAACATTTACTTTACCAGATGCCAATACAACAGTTGTTGGAACTGATACAACACAAACTTTAACTGGTAAAACATTAACCACACCTACAATAGCTAAAATTAAAGGTGGTGGTACTAATACTAATGGTCACGTTGTACCTAATTTAGCTGATGATACTTTCGCTTTATTAAATGCTACACAAACATTAACTAATAAAACATTAGACTCTGGAACATTTTAGAGTTTAAAAGTTTTAGGAGAATAATATGACAGAGAAAGAAACTGTTAAGATAGATTATAAACAAGAAGTAGTTTATAAGAATGCAGAGTTAAGAGTTAGTAATGCAAAAGTTGGTGAATATGTCAGTAAACTAATGGATGCTGAAACTAAAAATCTTCTTTTAACAGAAGAAAATATTAAACTTAAAAATAAATTAGAAGAGTTTGATATGTTAAAAGAAGATTTAGATGAAAAAAATAAAATTGTTCATTCTAATGGAACAAATGTTCAAGCACTAAGAGATAAAATTAAAAATATGAAAAAACAACATAGTGAAGAATTAGAACATCATGGTAAAATTATAGATGAATTACAAAGAAAAAATGGTAGCTTACAAAGAGAGGTTGATTCTCTTTATGCAGAACTTGGTAAAGAAGTTAATGAGTTAAAAAAAGAACAAGCTACTCAACAAAATAAGTTAAAGGTTATAGATGTCAAACACGATAACAATAAAAAGAAATAGCTCTTCTGGTAATGCACCAAGTGCATCTGACTTAACAACAGGAGAACTAGCTGTTAATACAGCTGATGCTAAATTATTTGTTAAACATAGTGATGGTAGTGTAAAAGATATAACAGTAGCTGAATCACTAACGACAGCTAGAACTAAAGCAGAGGATTACAAATCTCCTTGGGGTAGCTCATCATCACCAATAACATTTACTGTTAAAGTAGCTAGTAAAACTTCTGCACATCCATACACAGGAGTAGGTTCTAGTAATGCTTACTTTATAGATGATATTGAAGCACCAGTCCTACAATTTGATGGGGTAGATACAGGTAAAACATATTATTATAAATTTGACCAGTCAGATGCTACTAATGATGGACACCCACTAAGATTTTATACAAAAGCAGATAAAACGACAGCTTATACAACTAATGTCACAACCAGTGGCACTCCTGGAACAAGTGGTGCACACACAACAATACAAGTAGATGAATACACACCAAATATTTTATATTACCAATGTAGTAGTCATGCACATATGGGAAATCATTCCTTACATATTGGCTCTAACATGTTTAACAGTAATGGAGTTTTGTTTAAGCTACCAACAGCAGATGGTTCATCAGGACAGATAATGGCAACCAATGGCTCTGGAGTTTTGAGCTTTATTGCTGCAGCAGGAGATTTGCCAACTATAACAGGAATTAGCCCAAGTGCTATAGGTAATACAGCAACTAATATTGTTATAACAGGAACAAATTTTGTAATTACACCGAATGTAGAATTTATTAACTCGTCAGGAGTTATAACTTTACCAAATAGTATTACAAGAGACTCAGCAACACAGCTTACAGTAAATGCGACTTTGTCTACTGATGGGACTTATTTTATTAGAGTTGAGAATCCTGATGGTGGAGCTGGTCGTAGCTCATCAGCATTGCTTACAGTATCAGACGCACCAACATGGAGTACATCAGCTGGAAGTCTAGGAGAAGTTGCAGCTGGAGCATCAGTATCTTTAGATGTAGATGCTTCATCAGACTCAACAGTAGCATTTAGTGAAACCACAAGTGTGCTAACCAGTAATACTGACACACCTGCAAGTACCATGAATTTAACACTTAACTCATCGACTGGGGCTATTACAGGAACAGCACCTAGTCCCACAGGCGATACAACATATAACTTTACTCTACGAGCTACAGATGCAGAGAGTCAAACAGCCGACAGGGCATTTAGTATAACCATATCAGTAGGAATGAACAATTCAGGACAATTCAATGACTAGTAGTTTAGCAAGAGATTTTACAGCAACACCAACAAATGCTAAAAAGTTTACAGTTTCTTTTTGGCTAAAGATAACTAAATTTACATCTAATCAAATAATTATGTGTAACTATGGTAATAGTGGTAATGATGATTTTCAAATACAATTAAGGAATGACGACACTATAGGTGTATTGGATTATAAAGGTGCTAGTGTAAGCAGTAATCATGAAACAACAAGAAAATTTCAAGATTGTAACTCTTGGTATCACATTGTAATAGCTGGAGATTCAACACAAAGCACAGCATCTGATAGATTAAAACTATATGTTAATGGAGTACAAGAAACTTCATTTGCTAGTGCAACAAACATAGGGCAGAACAATGATTATAATTGGAATAAAGAAACTGCTGGAACATCATTAGGTCATATCATAGGCAAAAGTGGTGCTGGTAGTAACATATTTCAAGGTTATCTAGCACACATACACAATGTTGATGGTACAGCTTATGCTCCAACAACATTTGGAGAAACAGATAGCACCACAGGAGAATGGAAACCAATCCTTAATCCATCAGTTACTTATGGCAACAATGGGTGGTTTTTGAAGTTTGAGAATAGTGGAGCCATGGGTACAGATAGTAGTGGCAATAGTGCTACCTTTACAGTAAGTGGAGATTTAAAACAATCTATATCAACTCCTAGTAATACGTTTGCTCATTTTAGTTTTCATCATAGTGGTGTTGGTCAGCAAAATGTTATAAGCCATGCTGGTACGCAAATAGACCATGCTAATGATAGCTATAATATGAAAATAACTTGTGCGACATTAGCTATGAATAAAGGTAAATGGTATTGGGAAACTAAATACTCAACTACAGGTGGTTACTTATATGTAGGATTTGCTAGGAATGGAGGTTTAGATGCTACTAGAAATATAAGACAGAACAAAGGACTTGGAGATGGAGATGATGCTAACTCATGGTCCTTTGCTGCTGGTAATTCATCTGGACAAATAATTAAAAAAATTAGACATAACAATGGAGATTCTGTCGCAGACATGGGAGTTACACCAGCAGTCAATGACATTATACAATGTTGGTTAGATTTAGATAATGGTAAAGCATGGTGGGGTATCAATGGTACTGTTATGAATAGTGGTAGTGGTACAGGTGTTCCTAATTCTGGCACATATCCTCATGTTACCTTTACTGTTGGAGATGAATTTTATTTCCCAGCAGTATCTTTATTTGGATTTAATGGTGCACCTCAATGTCAAGTAAACTTTGGTGAGGGAAGATTTGGAACAACAGCAGTATCATCGTCAGTCGCAGATGCAGCTGGTTTAGGTTCATTTGAATATAGTCCATTAGCTGGATTCTATTCAATATGTACTAAAAATATTAAAGATTATGGATAGGAGAATAACATGGCATATACAACAATAGCAAAACCATCAGTACATTTTGATGTACCTACATGGGCTGGAAGTAGTAGCACAACAACAGTTAGTGGCATGGGTTTTAAACCTGATGCTATTTGGTTAAAAAGATATGATGGTACAGGGCATCCGAGATTTAATAACTCAACACAAGGTATTAATGTTAATTGGGTTCCAAGTGGACAAAATGCAAATGACTCTACAGCTTATATAGCAAGTTATACATCAGACGGATTTACACTAACAGGTGGTGGTACAGATGCTAATGAGAATGGCGAAAAATATATGGCAGCATGTTTTAAAGCAAATGGTGGAACAACATCATCTAATTCTGATGGAAGTATTACAAGCACAGTACAAGCAAATACTACAGGTGGTGTATCTATCGTTCAATATACAGGCACAGGAAGTAATGCAACAGTAGGACATGGGCTAGGTGCTGCACCTAAAGTTATTATAACTAAACCTAAAACACTATCTGATTTTGGGGCTTTTGGTTTAGGTAGCACAATTTATGTATCAGACCCATGGACTGATTACATAGAGATAGCAAATAATAGTGGCACGATTACTGATAATGTTGTGTTTTGGAATGACACAGCACCTACAACAAGTGTTTATAGTGTTGGAACTTTTGACCATGTAAACAAAGCTAGTACAGAAATAATAGCTTATTGCTTTGCTGAGAAAAAAGGTTTTAGTAAATTTGGATTTTACAAAGGTAATGGCAATGCTAGTGGTCCACAAATATTTTGTGGTTTTAAACCTAAGTTAGTGTTTCTTAAAAAAACAGAAAGCACAGAAAATTGGATATTTAAAACAACAGCAGTAGATGAAGGACAACTAGCTGGTACAGGAGAAATGAAAAGAACCATGAAAATTAATGATAACTCATCAAGCACAAACTGTACTATCAATGCAAATGCTACAGGATTTAGACCAACAACAACAGACGGCAAAGCTAATGGAGATGACGCCATATATTTATACATGGCTTTTGCAGAACATTCAATAGTAGGAACTAACGGAACAGTAGCACTAGCAATATAGGAGAGATAAGTGTAATTATGAGTATTTTAGACAATATAAAAAATATTTTTAAAAGCAAAAACAAAACTGTTTATCAAACCAAACAGTCTCCTATTGCTATGTTAAGTAATGTTTATGCAACAGGTCAAAAATATTCATATGATGATTTAGTTAAAGAGGGTTATGAAAATAATGCTATTGCTTATAGGTGCATTAATGAAATATCACAAGGTGCATCTGGAGTAAGACTAAAGTTATTTAGAGGAAAAATTAATGTAGAAGAACATCCTTTATTAGATTTATTAAATAGACCATCTCCAACTAGAAGTTATAATGAATTATTTGAGTCTGTTTATTCATATCTTTTGCTTTCTGGTAATAGTTATATTGTAGCATCTAGTGTTGAAGATGTACCAGCAGAGTTATACTGTTTAAGACCAGATAGAATGAGAGTTATTTCTGGTAAATCTATGCATATACCATCCTCTTATGAATATGAAACAGGTAAAGAAACTTATATGAAATATCCTGTTGACCAAAATACAGGTAATTCTGCAGTTAAACATTTCAAATTATTTCATCCACAAAGTGATTTTATAGGTATGTCTCCTCTAGTTTCTGCAGCAAGTAATATTGATAGTCATAATCTAACTAATTTGCATAATGTTTCTTTATTACAAAATGGTGCTAGACCAAGTGGTGCAGTAGTATTTAAACCTAAAGATGAAACAGGAACTAGTGTTCAATTAAGCGATTCTCAAAGAGCACAAATATTAAAAGACATGGAGCAAAGATTTTCAGGTAGTAAGAATGCAGGTAGACCAATGTTACTAGAAGGAGATTTTTCCTTTCAACAAATGGGTATGTCTCCTAAAGATATGGACTTTTCTGTTCTTAAAAAAATGTCAGCTATTGATATAGCATTATGTTTTGGTGTACCAGCACAGTTAGTTGGTATTCCTGATGCACAAACTTATAACAATATGCCTGAAGCAAGACTTGCATTATATGAAGAAACTATTATACCTATACTAAGAAGAGTAGAATCTGATTTAAATGAGTGGCTAACACCTAAGTTTGCAGATGATTTAAGATTGGAATATGATATTGATAGCATACCAGCTATGGCTGAAAGTAGAAAAAGAGTTTTTGAGTCTGTTATATCTGGAGTTAATGCAGGAATACTTACTAGGAATGAAGCAAGAGAAAAACTAGGATTTGACCCAATAGCTGGAGGAGATACATTATTTGTACCAGCAACTTCTATGCCTATATCCTTAGTAGGAGAAAGTATAGGAGATGATGAGGATGAAAAAAGTTTAGAGATAACAGAGGATTATCCAGAAGACATAGATGAAAAAGCATTAAGTGATATTGATTTTACACCAACAGATTCAATGGCAACTGAAGCAAAAAGAGGATTAAATTGGAGAAAAGAATTTGGTCGTGGTGGTACACAAGTTGGTTTGGCTAGAGCCAATCAAATAGTTAATAAAGAAAATTTATCACCAAGCACAGTTAAAAGAATGTTTAGTTTCTTTTCTAGACATGAAGTAGATAAAAGAGCAGAAGGATTTAGACAGGGAGAAAAAGGTTATCCATCAAATGGAAGAATAGCATGGGCTCTTTGGGGTGGTGATGCAGGATTTAGTTGGTCAACTAAAAAACGTAATCAAATAGAAAGAGAATTAGAAAAAAGAGATGAAGAAGTTGAAAATCAAAAACAATTAACTGAAGCAGTAAAGAATGGTTTAAAAAACAAAGTAAAAGAACACAATGAGAAACATGGTGATAAGAAAGGTAAAAAGGTTACACTAAGAATGTTAGGTGCAGTTTTTAGAAGAGGCATAGGTGCTTATAGAACAAATCCTCAATCAGTTAGACCGAATGTTAGGTCTGAAGAACAATGGGCTTATGCTCGTGTAAATGCTTTCCTTTTTGCTGTAAGGACAGGTAGATTTAGGTCTGGTCAGTTTGATAGAGATTTATTACCATCTGGGCACCCATTAAAAAAATGATAAGGATTTATCGTATGGCTATAAAATTAAAAAATTCTCTTTACATTGAAATCAATAATGATGATAGTTATGATATAGTTTTTAGGATAAGTGGTTTTCCAACAAAAGGTATAGCAGGTCAATACGCAATAGAACTTGCTGCGATGAGAGATGATTTTTTAGAAAGTGAGCCGAATATTTTTAACATTGATGAGGAGACTATGCACTAATGGCAGGATTACAATTAATAACAGAGAGTAGAATATTACCAGTTACTTTAACTGAGATTAAGCAGACACTTCGTTTAGACCCAGAGTCTTATGACCAAGATTCAGAAATTATAATGATGATGAATTCTGCTATAAAGGTATTAGAAGATTATTTAGGAAGGTCTTTTATAACTAAAACTTATGACTTGTATTTAGACCATATACCATTTTATCATGATGAGATTTTAAAAGAGGGTTTATCTGAAGGACCATTTATGGAAAAGAAAGCAAGAGAAATAATCTTGTCAAAGTCTCCTGTATCTCAAGTACAATTTATTAAATATTATGACGATTCTGATACAGCCACTACTTTTGCCACTAGTAACTACTATGTAGACACTGTAAATGAACCAGCAAGAGTAGTATTAAGAAGAGGTCAAACATTTCCAGATTCTGGAAGTTTAAGAGTAGCTAATGCTTACCAAATAAGATTTGATGCAGGATATGGAACTGCTGCAAAAGATGTACCACAAACTTTAAAACAAGCATTAAATTTATACATATCACATTTATATGAAAATAGAGAGATATATACAGATATTATACAGAGACCGATACCTATGTCAATACACAGCTTACTATTACCATACAGAATAGTACGTTTTGGCAGTAGAATTGGGTGATGTAGTAAGGTATGGGTTGTTGTGGAAAAACACCATAACAAACAGATTAGGAGGTCATTTTTTAAAAAATTATGAAAAATAAACCAAAAATCGGAGATTTAAGACATTTAGTGGAGATACAAAATTCTACTAGAACAACAGATGATGCTGGTGGATACACTAATTCTTATAGCACAGTGTGCACAGTCTTTGCATCTATAAAACCAAAAAAAGGATTAGAGGTTTTTAACACAGGCTCTTCAGGTATGCAAATAGAAAATCCTGTGACTCATGAAATATTTATAAGATATAGAGATGATGTAACTATATCTAATACCTCTAAAATAGTTTTTGGTACTAGAGAATTTAATATAAAATCAATATTAAATATGGAAGAAAGAGACAGATTTTATAAAATAGAAGCAGAGGAACATGTAGCAATATGAAAGTCACAATAGTTAATGCAGTAGAAGTACAGAAAAATTTAACTAAACTTACAGATGTAGCTAAAGAGAAAATAAAACATGCTGTTTTTAAAAGTGTAGCAGATGTAGAAAAGGATATGAAATTATCTTTAACACAAGGCAATAAATCAGGCAGAGTTTATCAAAGGTATAACCCAAGAAGAACTCACACAGCATCTGCTCCTGGTGAGGCACCAGCATCTGATACAGGTTTTTTACACAATAATATATCTAGAAAAATAGACCCAGATGGATTAGGTGGAGAAGTAGGAACATCAATTAGAGTAAAATATGCTAAAATGTTGGAATTTGGTACATCTAAAATGCAACCAAGACCATTTTTATTTCCTGCACTAGAAAAGAATAAAGCAAAAATAACAGATAGAATTAACAAAGCATTTGCGTTTGCTGTAAGGAGTGCTAAAAAATGACAGACCATAGTTTTGAATTACAAAAGACTATATTTTCAACTCTTAATACTGATTCAACTATAAAAAATACACACAGTGCTACTGTACATGACCATGTTCCACAAGGAACAGAGTTTCCATATATAGTTATAGGAGAAGAAACTATGTCAGATTCATCTTCCACTAAAGATATAGATTTTAACGAGTTTACACTAACAATACATATTTTTTCTAGAAATAGAGGTCGTAAAGAAGCAAAAAATATAATGTCTAGAATATATACTTTACTTCATAAGTCTAATTTAAGCATAACAGGAGCAACTCATATCAATACAAGATTTGAGTTTTCTGATATTATTAAAGAAGATGATGGTTTAACTTATCATGGAGTACAAAGATTTAGAACTATACTACACGATTAATATGGTATATTATTGTATTTAGAACTAAAAACACAAGTGGACTTGTGTAGAAATTTAATTAATTTAAGTATAATTTAATTATAGGAGAAAAGCCCATGGCTGCACAAAAAGGTAGTGCGTTGCTACTTAAAGCAACTCTTAGTGGAAGTTTAACTACATTAGCTGGTTTGCGTTCCACATCAATGACCATTAATGGTGAGATGGTTGACATCACAAATAAAGATTCTAGTGTTATGATATCAGGTGGCGCAGATAAAGGAAGAGAATTACTCGAGGGTGGAGGCATAAGAAGTATGTCTATGACTGCATCTGGAGTTTTCACAGACTCTGCTCTTGAAAATGATATAAGGATTAGTGCACAAAAAGGACAGATACGAGAATACAAATTAGTATTTGGTGATGGCGATGATATTACTGGTAATTTTCTAATTACAAGTTATGAAAGAGCTGGTGAGTTTAATGGTGAAGAGACTTATTCGATGACACTTGAGTCTTCTGGTCAACTTACCCACACATCTGCTTAATAAATAAATTAAAATTAGGAGATTGTTATGGCTTGGAATATAAGCAGTATAACTGTTAATGGTAAATCTATGAAAGCTAATGTTAAACACTATGAGTTTAGCATTTCTGTCGAATTACCAAACACTGAAGAACAAATAAAAGTTGGTGATAAAGTTATCGTAAAAGATGATGAATATTCTGTTAAATCTGTGAAAGATTTTCACGGAGAACATATGGCATTAGAACTTGAGCAAAAATTAACTTTAAAACCAAAACAAAAGAAAACAAAGAAAGAAGAGAGCAAAGAGGATGACAAATAATATTGAAGGTACTCTAGAATTTGATTTTGCTGGTAAAACTCGTAAATTCAAACTAGATTTTAATGCATTACTTAGTATAGAAACTACATTGCAAAAACCTATCATGAAAGTAGCACAAGAAATTATATCAGGAGATATCGGTATGTTTAATGTTGCTACTATATTACATGGTGGGCTTACTTGTGCTGGTGGTAAATTTACACTAGAAGCAGTAGGCAATATGGTTCAACAACATGGTTTAGTAAATTCTGTAGCAATAGTATCAGACTTATTAACAAAATCTATGGGGTTAGAAGTAAGTGATGACCCAAAAGAGCAAATAGAGAACCAAGAAGAATAGATTTTTTACCATTTAAAAGATGGTATGGAATAGCTGTAGGTATTTTACATGTACCTCCAAGTGAATTTTGGTGCATGACATTACCTCAATTTAATATAGCTATGGAATTACACAACGAGTTTCATGGTGGTAATAAAAATGATAAACCACTCACAAAGAGTGAAATGGAAGATTTAATGACGAGGTTTCCTGATTAATGGCTAGTATAAATGATTTAATAGTAAGAGTAAAAGCTGAAACAAGCAATCTTACTAAAGGCATGAATAAAGCTACAAAAGATGTAGAGAACGCCAACAAAAAGATGAAAAAATCTTTTGAGCAAACTGGTAAAGCTACACAAGGTTTCCAAAAAAGAATGAGTAATACAGCAACAGCAGTTGCTGCACTACAAGGTCCACTTGGTCCATTAGCTGGACGATTGCGTTCTATCGGAGCATTGTTTGGCTCTGGTGGAATGAAATTAGCACTATTTTTATTAGCATTAACTTCTGCTATTGCAGTATTTAGAAAATTTGTACAAGCAACTGAAGAAGGCATTCAACAAATGCGTAAACTAGAAGCAATGTTTAAAGCAACTGAGGGTGCTGCAGGATTGAGTGTTGTTCAAATTCAAAGGTTATCAAACACTTTAGCAAAAAGAACTTTATTCAATATAAAAGATTTTGAAGATGCATCTGCGATAATGATGTCATTCAAAAGTATTACAAAAGACCAATTTGCTTCAGCACTAGAACTTGCTGCAGATATAGCAACTGTAATGGGCACAGATATGCGTAGCACAGTTATGCAGTTAGGTAAAGCATTAGAAAGTCCAGCAATAGGATTAACAATGTTGCGTAGAGCTGGTATAACATTCAGCCAAGACCAAATGCAAGTAATTAAAAATCTAGATTTAACTGGAAGAAAAGCTGAAGCAATAGGAATGGCATTAGAAATAATGAATAAACAAATAGGTGGAGTTTCTGCAAAACAAGCACAAGATACTCTCTCTGGTAAATTAGATGAGTTAGGAAGAAAAATGACAACTTTCTCTAGACAATCTTTATTTGGAACTCAAGTAATGGAAGCATTCAAATTTATGGTAGAGTCTACAGCAGATGCAATACCAGAGTTAGACCCATCTGCAATGGAATTAGAAAAACTTTTGGAAAGAGAATTAGAGTTAATAGAAGATATAGAGGAGGTAAATGAAAGGTTACGTGGAACAGGTATATTTACACCACAGTTTCCAGAAATTTTACAAAACACTATTGTAAGATTAAACCAACAGCTAAGAATAGTAAAAGATAATATTAAAACTTTAGCATCAAAAGAAGGAATAGGTAAAGCAACTTTAAGGATACCATTTATAGAAGGTGAATTATTTGTAAAAACACAAAACGATGCTGATAGACTTATTAGAAAAACTCTACAACTTACAGAAACCTTTGGTAAACATGGTGCAGAATTAGAAATAGTAAGAATGAAACAACAATTACTTAATAAAGTGCAAAAAGATGGTCTTATTCTTACTATAGAAGAAAGGAAAGCCGTTGAAGATTTAGTTGAAGCACACAGAAAAAGAATAGAGGCAACTATAGCATTAAAAGATTTTACAGCAGATTTAGATGGAGCAGTTAATAAAGCATTCGATAGTATGGAAAATGCTATTGTTGGTTTAATACAGGGTACAAAGAGTCTAAAAGATGTTATGAAAACTATAATGCAAGATTTTATAGCTGATTTAACAGTAGCTATATTGAGAATGTTATTTTTGAAAAGGTTAAGAGATAGTATTTTAGGAAAAGTAGCAGATATTGCAGGAAAAATTTTTAGACCAGAAGTTGTTGGACCACCAGCACCAACAGGAATGAGGAATACAGGTGGGACAGTAGGAAGTAGAACACCTTACATGGTAGGTGAACAAGGTCCAGAATTATTTATACCTAACACATCAGGAAGAATACAACCATTAAATAAAGCTGGTGGAAGTATCCAACCACAATCACCAATAGTAGTAGAGCAACACATAAACTTTACAACAGGAGTGCAAGCAACTGTTCGCTCTGAAGTATTAAATTTATTACCACAAATACAGAACTCAACAATTGCTGCAGTGCAAGAGGCAAGATTGCGTGGTGGAACTTTCTCTGAAAGTTTTGGAGCATCATAATGGCAACTTTCACACCTACATATCCAATATCATTTCCAACAGATTTAGGTTTTACAAAATCATCTTTAAAATTACATAGAAATGTCGCAACAACAAGTAGTATTTTTACATTCCAACAACAAACTCATCAATTTGCAGGAGAGTGTTGGCAGTTAGAGGCAACTCTTTCTCCTATGAAAAGGGAAACTGCTAGGAAGTTTCAAGCATGGCTAACTCAATTAAGAGGAAGAAAAGGAACTTTCACATTAGGAGACCCAGACAATACTTCATTGTTAGGTGTAGCAACAGGAACTATTAGAGTTAATGGGGCTAGTCAAACAGGAAATCAAGTAGCATTAGATGGTTTTGCTAATAGCACTGACAATGTTTTAAAACAAGGAGATTATATACAAATAAATTCTTATATGTATTTAGTAACAGAAGATGTTAATAGTAATGGTAGTGGTGAAGCAAATGTTAAAATTGAACCAGCACTTAGACAAGGTGTTGAAACTATAAATGATAATACACAAGTTACATATGGGTCTAGTGCTAAAACAGTATGGAGATTAGATACAAATGATATTGGTTGGGATAGTGATAGAGCATCTACTTATGGATTTTCTTTTGCTTGTACAGAGGTATTGTAATGTCTAGGGATTTACATAGTAATTTCACAACAGAACTAGCAACAAATAATATAAAACCAATCCTTGCTGCAAAATTTGAATTTGCTACTGTAACAATAAGGTTATGGACAGGTTATGGTGATATAACTATAAATTCAGAAATTTATAAAGGAATAGGAACACTTGGCTCTTTAGGAAATGTAGAAGAAACTGCACAAACTAAAGCTGTAAGTCAAGATTTTATATTATCAGGAATACCAAGTAAATATATACATTTAGCTTTAATAGATAATTATAGTGGTAGAGATGCAACATTATTTTTTGGTTTACTTGATGAGAGCGATGCTGTAATAAGTAATGTTGTAACTTTATTTAAAGGGATTATAGATGTTATAACTGTAACAGAGTCTGGGGAAACTTCCACAATAAGATTAAGAGCAGAAAGTAGACTTGTACAGCTAGAAAGAAGCATTGAAAGAAGATATACAAGCCAACAACAAAAACTAGATTTTTCTGGAGATTTAGGTTTAGATTTAATAGAAGAATTAATTGACAGAGATATAGTATGGGAAACTCCAACATCGTAATAAGAGAATTTGAATTAAATGATATAGAAACTTTAGTTAAGTTAGGTAAGAAGATGCACTCTGAAGGAGAATATTCTTTTTTACCATACTCTAAACAAAAGTGCAGAGATTTAGGTAAGAAAATAAAACTAATAGACAATGCTAACATATGGGTTGCTGAAGTTGATGGGAAAGTAATAGGTATGTATATTGCAATAGTAACAGAATACTTTTTTAATTATGAAAAAATAGCTCAAGATTATTTACTTTATATAGACAAAGAATATAGAAAAGATATAAAAATACCTATTAGATTAGTAAAGAAAGCTGAAGCATGGGCTAGAGAACAAGGAGCAAAAGAGTTTTGTCCAGGAAGTAGTATGAACTTTTCTAGTGGTAAATTAGAAAAATTTTATAATTTTATGAAATTCAAAACAGTCGGTCATTTATTTAAAAAGAGATTATAATGTGTGGTGGAGGAAATATAATTGATAATATATTGGATGCCACTGTTGAAATTGCAGTTGCTGCAACTATTGGATATTTCTTTCCACCAGCAGGATTGTCTGCTGCAACTGGTGCTTTAATTGCAGGTGGTACAACTGCAGTTGCTGCAGCATTTTCACCATCTGCGGACTTACCAAATTTAACAGTTGGTGCAGATGTTGTAAATTCAGGAAGAAATGTCACAATAAGACAAACAACAGCTCCACAAAGAGTAGTTTATGGTAGTATTAGGACAGGTGGCGTATTTGCTCATACAGAAACTACAGGGAACAATGAATTTTTACACACATTTGTAGTTTTAGCTTGTCATAAAACTGAAAGTCTTGTTAAACTTCATTTAGATGATGATGCATTAGTTGTTGGCTCTGACCTTACGAATGTTTTTGGTAATGATAGCAATAGTTTGCCAAGACTTGGAGTTGGTAGTGGTTCTTCATATTATGGAACATTTGACCCAGATGGCAGTGCAACAACAGAAAGCTCAATAAGAGTAGTATATCATGATGGTGATGATAACCAAGTAGCTGATGCAACTGCTGTATCAGACATAAGTCAATGGACAACTAATCATAGATTAAGAGGTCTAACTTATATTTATGGTAGATTTAGATTTTTAAACGATATTTACAAAAATGGTCTTCCCTCTATAAGTGCTGAATTAAAAGGAAAACCACTGTTTAGTGTTGTAGAAAATGGCACAGGTTATACTCAAAATGGTAAAGATAAAGGAAGAAACCCAGCACTTTGTATAAGGGATTTTTTAACTGATACTAAATATGGACTGAAAGTACCAACTTCTGAAATAAATGATTCTACAACTGTAGCAGGAGGGTTTGGTTATGCTGAAACTAGGTGTGAAGATACAATAAACAGTAAACCTAGATATTTGTGTGATGGAGTTTTTGAAACTAGTGGCACTCCTAAGTCTATATTAGATAGATTATTAGCATCTTGTTCAGGTAAACTAATTTATCAAAATGGTAAATTTAATCTTTATGTAGGATTTTATACAGCACCAACTGTGACTATAACAGAAGATGATATTGTTGGTGAAATAGTTATGCAAACTAAAGCTGGTAGGAAAGATGTATTTAATGGAATAAAAGCTAAATATCATAATCGTGATGAAAAGTTTGTAGATACAGAAATAACTCCTATAACTTCCACTAAATTTAAAACTGAAGATGATGGAGAAGAAATATTCGCTAATATACAATTGACTATGGTAAGTGAAACAAACAAAGCTAATGAACTTGCTGCGATTGAATTATTAAAATCTAGACAACAAATATCTTTCACTGTAATGGTTTCTATGAGACAAGGATTTAAAATACAGGCAGGAGATTTTGTTGCTGTGACTATTGAAAGATTTGGATTTAGTAGTAAAGTTTTTGAATGTTTAGAATGGACTTTGATTTCTTCTACTAATAGTGATATGGGATTGGCTTGTGTTTTAAGTTTAAAAGAAACTGATACAACTGTTTTTGATAACTCTGTACTTAGTGATATATCTACTGCAATAGAAGCAACAGACCCAGCAACCAATACTACTTTAACTGCAACAGTAGTGGCTCCAACTAATCTTACCTTAACAAGTCCAGCAGCAGGCAAAATAAAAGCAGTATGGGAATGTACAACTAATCCAAGTGATTTTATTATAGAGTATAAACTAACTTCAGCAAGTACCTATACCACAGATACTAAATGCAGAGGTAGTTTTAGACAGTTTACCTTATCACACATATCTGCTGGAAATTATGATGTAAGAGTATTTTCTAGAGACGCAAGTGCTGTTGACTCTGCTAAAATAAGTGGTACAGTTTCAGTCAGTTAATGTTTAAAAAACAGCTAATAAAGGTTAAAATATACTATGTCAAAAGATAATGAAACATTGCAAAATATAACAAGCAAACTAGAATGTATTGATAATAAAATTGATACATTAAGCAAGTCTGTTGATTCCAATACGAAAGATATAATTGAATTAAAAGAAACAGTAAACATGGGTCGTGGTGCTGTTAGAATATTAGCTTGGATTGGGACTATAATGATAGCAATATTAGGTTGGAGGTACACACAATGATACCTATGGAACTTTTATCAATGTTAGCATCTACTGTGCTTGGTGGCATTATGTCTATAATGGCACAGAAAGGACAAGCTGAAGCAGAAAGACAAAAGATGTTAATGCAACGAGCAGGATTTGCAGCAAAACAAACTGATAAGGCTAGAGAAATTTCTGACCCACATACGAAACATACTCGCAGATGGATTGCTCTGATGTGTGTATTCAGTATTATTGTTGTACCTATTGTTGCTCCAATTTTTTCTGATGTTAATGTTGCATATCAAATAGTTACTGAAGCATCAAGTGGTTGGTGGATATTTGGAGAAACTTACGAAACATCATATTTTGAACAAGGTAATACAATTTATATAACAAACTTACAATCTCATACAATATTCTCAATCATAGGTCTTTACTTTGGTGGCTCTTTGACAAGAAAATGAAATATTTTAAAATTATATTAGCATTATTATTTTTTATAATACTATTAAGCATAGAACAATCTCTGGCTGATGTAACCTCTTCTGGTTCTACAACCAATACACAAAGCAATAATGCAGGAAGTAACACTGCAATAACAGGTGGTTATGAATCTAGCACAACCTATCAGTCAGGCTCAAGTTCAAACAGCACAACTAATAATGAAACTAATAATACAACAAATGCTAAAACAGCAGTTAATCCATCTAATGCACCTAGCATGAGTGTGTATGGACAAGATAGCTGTGTTATACCACTTGCAGCAGGCATAACTGTTATTGGTTTCTCAGGCAGTTTTGGCAGTTATATGGTTGATGAGGAGTGTGAAAGGAGAAAGTCTGTTGCAGTTATGGCAAAGCTTGGCATGAAAGTCGCAGCAATAGCATTAATGTGTCAAGATGAAAATGTATGGCAAGCAATGATGGATGCAGGAACTCCTTGCCCTGTTGATGGATTAATTGGTGAAAAAGCAAAAGCAAGATGGATTGAGAAGAGAAAAGGAGAATTACGAAATGAAACTAGCAAAAGAAGTATGACATGGAACAACAAACCTGTTCCTTCAGGAAAGATAAATGAAAAAGATAATCATGATAATCACGATGGCCATACTCACTAGCTGTACTTCACATCGAGTAATACTTGGAGAGATTGAGGTATATGGAAACAATGAAATTAAAATAGACGCACCAGAGAGAAGATGATAAAATTTATATTCCAAATAATTTTTATTCAAATTATAGCTACAAATATTTTAATAGCAGAAACCACAGGTAACTTGTTACCTCAACAGTTTTTTAATAACAACCAACAACATAATGGTTGGAT